GATATCCGCATAGGTCATTTCGCAGCCCTCCGCCCGCGTTTGGGCTTTTCTGTAGGCTGCTCAACTTCTACAGGCGGATTAATTGCGGGGGCTTTAACTTCGTCCCACCCTGCCGCCCTGTAGTTCTCTACCAAACTTTCGGGGATCGTTTTAGCGATTCCCTCTTTAATCATTTTCATTAAAGCCCACCCTTTCGAATTAAGCCTTAGACAGTAGCCGCAGCCTTGTGAACGTAGATGCCCTTTTCTTTATTGCTGGGAACAATAAGATCATGGTGGCAACGGTACATTACATCGTAGGCGTCCGCGCTTTGGTTCACTTCGGGCATAATAATCTTACTGTTTCTGCGCTTCGTAATGGCCTTGCAATAGGGCTTAGGAACGGCCATAAAGTTAATGCCGTGGGAAGTGCCAGAAATGGGAGTAAAGCCGCCCGCGGTTTCGCCGTCAGCACCAGTCAGAAGATCAATAGCATCATAGAAGCGGCCCTTAGGAACCACAATAACGGGGGTTTGGCCATCAAGCATGGTAATGCCGCGGTTTACATGGCCGTTATTGTTGGAAATATCCATGCGGCGGGAAAGGGAAGTGCTTTGCTTCATAGAGCGATAGAAGGGCGCAGAAACGTACAGAACAATATCATTCAGGCCAACTTCCGCATCATACAGATATTCTTCGCAAGCGTCCCAAAGCTTCATCGCGTCCACATCGTCCGCCAGATCCGCGCTTACAGTCTTAGCACCAGCCTTGCCAGCCATCCGCGCAAAGCGGGCCGCATCCAGTTCGGGAATTTCCTTAGTCCGTACATACTCATTCATCAGGGATTGATAGAGAGCAAAGGCCGCTTCGTCGTTATCAATATAGTCAATGCGGAACTTGCGGCCCCGGTCGTGGGCAAGAACATGCTCTTCATAATCCACGGTAACCGCGCCTTCTACATAGCCCTTCGCGCGGTCATAATCAGCAGCGCCATCAAGGGAAATCTTCGGGAACTTAACCTTGTTAGTGCCTACAAATTCGGTATCAGGCTGTTCCAGAATAGCGGTAAGGCTTTCCGCTTGATAAATCTCGTCCAGAATGCTCATATACTTTTGAGCTTTTTCAGTAAAGGTATTAGCCATTATACAATCAACTCCTTATTTTTTACTTCTTTAGTCCGGCTTTCTTTCGCCATTTGTCCATTTCGTCATCATCGGATTCTTTCGTTTCCTTGCCGTTAGATCCCACCTTAAAGCCGATCTTTTCTTCTGCTTTGGGTAGGGCTTCCGGCCACTCCTCTAGCAGATCTTCAACCGCCGCAGAAAGCTTTCCTTCGTCAATTTCGCCGTTTTCATCGGCAACGCCTTTAAGATCAAGCAACTTTGCAAAGCGGCCCGCCTTATCGGCTGGGACACCCCTAGCCACAAGCGCAAGCATCCCATGTGCCTGTACAGCTTTATCAATGGCCGCAGAAAGTTTTTCTTTGCTGCCGTCCTGTACGGTTTCCGCCCTCTTTGCCGCTTCGGCCTTTGCCTTCGCAATAATGTCCTTTGCAGCGGCCCGGCCTTCGTCCGTGGGATCAATGCCCAATTCTTCAAGAGCCTTTTTGATCGCCTTATTGCTGTTCTTCAAGGAAATTGCATTCACTTCGGAATCGGAATACCGCTTTTCTTCCTTGCCGTCCGGCTCCTTGCCTTCGGTTTCGGTCTGTTCAACTTTGGTTTCGATTTCTGCCATTTAAAAAAACTCCTTTTTAATTCCGGCGAAAGGTCACGCCGTTTAATATCCGTGCTTGCCCACGGTCAGGCTTTGGCTGGGGCGGCTGGATTCGAACCAGCGCATACGGGGGTCAAAGTCCCGTGTCTTAACCGCTTGACTACACCCCAATAGAGGCCGCGCCGGGGATCGCACCCGGACGGAAGGAAAGGAGAAAAAAGCTATGCCCGTTTCTACAATCGCGGCCATAAAAAAAGCCCACCAAATAGGCGGGCTTGCGGGTAACAAAAAAGCCACCCCCGGAATTGGAGTGGCTTGTGTTAAAAGAAAGTCCCCGTTCCGGGAAGTCAGAGGAAGGGGACTTCGGTTCGTTAATCTTGCGATGGATGGACGAACTTTCTATTGTAATTATATACCCATTATAGGGGGCCAAACAAGGTCAAGATTTCTTCCTGTAAAACTTACAGAGTTCTTTCCCGTCAAAAACGCCGCTAGGCTTCCCCTTGCTTTCGCCATAGGGGTAAATTGCACAAAAACCCTTTTTATAGTCAGGGGTTCCGCGCATACCTCTATCATTGAATTGGCAATCCTTGCATTGTTCATACTTTTTAATTTGCGTGTTGTCCATTAACACATCATTCGAATACTTTTCAAAAAGCGTTTTGTATTCCATTAAATAGTATTTACCCCCTGTTCAATAACATCAACGTCAATATACCAAGTTCCGCCGCTTCGCTGCACCTTCGTTACGCGCATTTTTGTACCATGCTGCAAAAGGATTTCCGATTCATGCCCGAAGCTAGTTTGTTTGGAAATGCCATCCCATTGACGGCCCACGCCTTTTCCGAATGCAGAAATAGGCTCCAAGTACATTCCCTTAGTGCCTTTAGGGCAATAGATATTGAGAACAACGCCGCCGCTTGTATTAAGGCCCATGCCTTTGGATACACCGCAAGACATAAAGGCATATTCAACGGGTTCCGTATCAAGAAGCTTTGCAGAAAGTTCCGCTTCTGACAAATAGAAATCGCTGAAATCTATGCCAAAAAACTTATCCATGCCGCCCAAACTGCACCCACGCTGCACCCACATATCTTCCGGCATTTCCGCCTTGTCAATAATGGATTCAATGTGCTTCATTTGGGAATGGATCTCGCCCCGCTTAAATCCGCCGTAATTCGTGCCGATTGCATCAAGGTCAACATTGCCAACACCCAAGAAGTTGTTGGTTCCGTATTCTATTCCGCGTAAAGGTTCGTTGTACTTGTGATAGGATCTTGTATATTCGTAAACGTAGTCTTTTTCGGCCTTTGTAGCACCGCGCCAAACTTCGCCCGCAGTATCGCGCAAAATTCCGTCCGCGCCCTTTGTGCCGCCGTTTGCGCTAGTAAACCAATATGCATTATCCTTTCGCTCTTGCGAATAGGTATCATCTACAGATTTTAGCATAGATCGCTCGGCTTTGTCAAATTCTTCCTTTGCCTTGTCCGCTTCAATCTGTGCTTGCTTTTCAGCCTTCTTCGCGGCCTTCTTTTCCGCCTTTTTTGCGGCCAGTTCCGCCGCTTTGTCGGCAGCTTCTTTTTGCATTGCAGCCTTCTTTAATTCGTAGTTTGGCAAATCGCTATCCGCCATCTTTTCAATAACGGCTTCGAGATCCGCGCCATCAAGGCCATTTGCATATTTGGCAGAACGCCATTTATTTTTATTGATAATGTAATTGGGATCCGTATGGATTGGATACTTGCCATACTTTGCGAAATAGGCTTGATCGTAATTTGGGAGCCACCCTATAGCTGCATCGTTCGCGGCCATATCCGCCGCATCCTGCGCATCTTTAGCGGCCTTCTTTGCTGCCTTTTCGGCTGCGTCCGCATCCGCTACAGCCTTTTTAGCATCCTTCAATATGGCCTTTTTAAAGTTCAATTCAGCCTTTGCCCCATCATAGATAGGTTCGGCCATAGCGTTATAGGCATCCAAATATTCCGCATCGTCAAGAATGGATTGTTTTAGAGCATCAATATCCGGCCCGGTTTGTCCAGTATAAAGGGCCTTGTGCAATTTTTCGGTATCCGCCTTAATCTTTGCCGCCTTCGCTTCTGCTTCCAGTTTGGCGCGATTGGCTGCCCATTCGTCGAATTTCTTTTGCTGCTTTTGCGGGGTTTTCGTCAAGTCAGCATCAATAAGAGCATTAAAAGCATTATCATATTTTTGTTGTTCGTCAAAAGAAAGGGATCCGTAATCTTTCCCGTACCATTTATAGGCTTCTTCATAGGCCGCTTGCAGTTCGGCTTGTTTCTTTGCCGCCCATTGTTCGTACTCTTCAAAATTCCCGTCAAGCATTAAATCATCTTCAAGAGCGGTTATCTTCGCCATTTGTTCAGGCGTTAAAGTATCTTCCCAATTCAAATTATAAAGCTGCTTAAATTTGGCCATCTTTTCCGCCTCTTGTTGGGCCAGCTTCGCCGCTTTGGCTGCCGCCTCTTCGGCTGCGATCTCTTCCGCCGTCTTTTCTGGCTCCTTCGGCTTCTCGGCCTCAATCGGTTTATAATCGTCTTGCAACTCGATATAATAGGTTCCCAGCCCATGCCTACATCGCGGATGGTACAGGCCCGCAAGCATTGCCCTAGAAAGGAAAGGCGATTCCCCGCGCTTGCTTGCCGGGACTTGCTCATACTTTGCTTTGCTGTTTTCCCATGTGCCGCCGCTGTAAACATCGTCTATTAAGACTTTGTTTTCCCACGGAACGCAAAGAGGACAAGCCGTACCATGCCGGGAAATCTGCACAAGTGTTTCGCCTAGTTCCTGCCGGGCCTTGCCTTCGCCTATGAGCATTGCCCGCATTTCTGCCGTTCTTAGGGCCATATCCGCGTATTCTTTGATATTGTGCCGTGCGCCGTTTTTATACTTAATGCAGTTCAAACCGCGCTTTTTAAACTCCTGCAAGGCCATATCAATGGCTTGTTTTTCGGTCATTACGCCGTTTCCAGCAAACATTGCGGCCTTGTGGATCACTTGCCTATAGGCATCGTTGGACATACGCAAAGCCGCATGGTTAGCGGCCTTTAGATCGTCATTAACGGCATTGATTAGGGCCTTTACTTTTTCGTCATACGTTCCAAAGAAGCCGTCCGAAAGATCCTTTGTAAACTTGTTTTCCCCGAATTGCTCCGCATACTTTTTGGCCACGCCTACAAGCCCTTGCTTATATTCGTTTTCCAAGTGCTGCTTTATATCGGGCGCAAGGTTTTTTGTATGCTTGCCTATAATTTTTTGATTTTGCTTCCGAAACTTCCGCATTTCCCGCAGCTTTGCCGCTTGCCATTGTTCCCAATCAAAACCGTATTCGGCCTCTTCTTTCAAATGGCGTTTCAGGTTCCGCGACATGGAAGCCATCAAATACTTTTCCATTTCGTCGTAAATATGCCAGATATCATATTCGGCCATATTTCACCCCTTGAACTTTAAACAAAATGTCTATTAATGTCGAAATCATTTACAAGGCCCCGCCGCCGCTGTATTATCATCAAAAACAGGAGGCCAACATGGATAGAATTGATATGCTTTTGCGCCCTTTGGGCATTACCCCGCGCCTAAAAGGCTATAATCAGGCGTGTTATGCCCTGTCCTTAATAGTAGAGGATCCCGCCCGGCTTACCGCCTTAACAAAAGGCGTTTTTACACCAACAGCGGAATATTTCGGCTGTGATATGAAATGCATAGAACGCAATATTCGCTTTGCCGTGGAAAAGGCGTGGGCCACAAATCCGGATCATCTAAAAAAACTAGCGGGCTTTCCCCTTGAGAAAAAGCCCGCCGTGTCTGTTTTTTTAGAGATTATCGCCGCCAATGTATTAGGTTAGTTCTTCCGCCTCTTCGGGGATAGCTTCCCATACGCGCACAATGGCCGTTTCAGTTTCTTCCCATTTTTGCGTGTAACTATAGCCTTCTTCGGCCTGTAATTCCGTGAATTCTACAGGCTTATAGCCCAGCCGCAAAAGAACATCTTCCCGGTTAGTGGATAAATAGCCGCTATGCTCCACGCCATCAATAACTATCGGGGAATCCAGTTTAATAGGGTTTCTTGCATAGACAGGTATGCCATTTTTTAATTTTGCGTATCGCATTCATTGCCTCCTTTATGTGGTTACAAGAGCAATATTATACTTCATCATGTAATTCGTACCACTTGTCGAACCTGTGATAGTGCAGTCAGAAGCAACTGTATGGTCGTATGTTTGTAATGTTTGGGTCGAAGTGATTACCGTCACTCCGTCAACTGTCACTTTTCCTCCGGTCCCAAACGAAGAAGGTGACTTGATCGCAAGCGTTATAACATCACCGTCCAACATTTCATAGGTTCCTGCTACGGCTATATCTGCGCCGTTTATTGTTACATAAGAATAGGAAGCACTAAATGTTCCGGTAAGCGTGATAGTTCTTGTTTTTGCGTTGGGATCGACAAGTTTAATGATACATGCGCCGCTTGTGCCATCGTTGCCAATATAGGAACTTGAGCCGTATCCGCCCTGCCCGTACTGCGTAGTGTTGCCAAGCGAAGTTTCGCCGGAACCAGAAGTGCCATCGGATCCGCTACTAAAGTCATCAGAAGCAGTACCGCCGCCACCACCACCAGCGGAATGGCCGAATGCACTTGTAGTCCCACCGTTACCACCTCCACCAAACCTTCCGCCAGCACCGCCCGCACCGATTACAACATCATAGGTTCCAGCCGTAAGCTCTTGTGTAAAAATACTCGTTCCGCCGTTACCGCCGCTTCCGCCGTCGTTGTAGTTTTCCGAAAGGTCTCCATTGTAACTGCCGCCACCACCACCGCCGCCAATCAAGGTCACTTTAGCGGTTCCGCTGCCTTTAACCGTTACCGTGGTAGATGCAAGGATTATGACCGTATCGCCCGGCTTATATTCCGCGCCGTCTACGATAAGGCTAAAATCCGCCTGTAAGGCAGCGACAAAAAGCCGCCGCCTCATTGTATGGCTAAAATAGCTCATGCCGTCACCACTTCTTGAACGGCCCAAACGCCGTTGTAAACATCAAATTCATACGTTTTCGAAGCCTCAATAGACGGCGCGGAACCAACGAAGGAAGAACCACTAGCAAAAGAAACGGCCACACTTTCCGCCGTTGTAAAAGTCCCATGCGCCCAGCCGGAAGCGGGATGGGTAAACACATACGTTCCAACGCCAGAAGCGGTATAAATCGTATTTTCGGAAAGGGCCGTACCACTTGCGGGAAGGGAAGAAGCAAGCGTTGCTTCAAAGTCCTTGCCGGGTTCTCCTTGCGGGCCTTGCTCACCTTGCGGCCCCTGCTCACCTTGCGGGCCTTGTTCGCCCGTATCTCCCTTATCGCCTTTTTCTCCTTTTTCGCCCTGTGGGCCTTGTTCTCCTTGTGGGCCAGTTTCACCCGTTTCACCCTTTTCGCCTGTATCTCCTTTAGGGCCTTGCGCTCCCGTTTCGCCTTGTGGGCCTTGTGGGCCTTCGGGGCCTGTTTCGCCCTTTGCTCCTTGAAGCGGGCCATTATTTACCCAAGACAAAGAGGCCCCATCGTAGATATAAATATCATAAGGCGCAGCGGTTCCCACGCCGTAGGCATCACCAATGCCGGGGGAAGGGACACCAGAAGAAAGGGCCGTTTCCGTAACGTAATAGCCAAGCACTTTAAAGCCCGCGCCCGTGTCACCTTTGGGGCCGGGTTCGCCCTGTGGGCCTTGTTGTCCTTGTTCGCCCTGCGGCCCTTGCTTACCTTCCGGCCCTTGTTCGCCTGTATCGCCCTTGTCTCCCTTGTCTCCTTTTTCACCTTGCGGGCCAGTTTCACCCGTTTCGCCCTTGTCTCCCTTTTCTCCCTGCGGCCCGCGTTCGCCCTGTGGCCCCTGAATCTGTCCATTGTCTTTCCACGCGGTTCCAACACCGTCCCAAACGTAAATAGTATAAGGCGGGGCCGTCCCGATCCCGTAGGCATCACCGGGGGCCGGGCTTGTAATGGCGGCTTGAAGTTCGGCCAGCGAATCAAAATAGCCGATCATTTTAAAACCTTCGCCGTTCAACTCGCCGTTTTCATAGGCCGCTTTGATTTCGTTATAAAGGGCCACGCGCTCCGCTTCGGCTGCCGCATATGCATCCGCGTTTTCCTGCACCCCTTTGAGCAATTCAAGGCAGTTAAATTTATTCAAGGCCATATTCCATCATCTCCATTCCATCCGCGTTTACTGCGGGTTCTTCCAATTCCGAAAGGCCGTTTTCCTCTTTAATGCGGGCCACCTCTTCCGCCTTCCAATCCTCGTCCCTAGAATCGCCCCACAACTCTTCCACAAGGGCTTCCGTAGACATTATGCCCGCCGTTTTTGCCTTCGCTACAGTCTCGATTTGGGCTTCAAAAGAAGGATTCGCATAACCGCCAAAGGTTACAGTTA